AAACAGCAACCTGTTTAAAAGGTCTTGTGCTAATATCGATCACATTAAATGTACTATAGTCCTGTCCTCTTCCCTTCGAAACATCAACTGTCATTATATATTCATGTTTCTTTTGCGGCTCTTCATAGATCCACACACTGTTGCCCTCAAGCAATTTAAGAGGTGGTTTTGCCCTGAAACCCATTAGTGTTTCAGCATTTATAAGCGTATCTCCTGTCCCGAAGAATGTATTACCAAATTCTTGGTCAAATTGGAGCTGACTTGTATTAGCAATAGTTTGTTGTTTCCAGTTATTATCACGCCCCGGTACGTCCCACCAGTCCACCCTATAAGATTTAAACTCGTTGACTCCTTGGACTGCACCTTCCCAGATTTTGTGAAACTGATTACCGATCCCATTTGCTGTACTCGTAATTATGACTTTAGTATCTTTACCTGATGAAATAACCGGATATGTCGATGTATAAAACTCAGCAGCGTTTTCAACGAATGCAAACTCATCGAGATATAGTAAGTTAACAGACATACCACGAATTGATGAGCCAGACGTTGCTGCTGACACAATCCTACTATTGTTACTAAATTCTATGGATCTTTTATTAAGTGCCTTACATCCTGGTTGTAAAAAGAATGGCAAATTCTCTAACATAAGGGTTACACGCCCAAGCATTTCCTGAGCTGTAGCACCTTTGTTTGCGATAATTGCAATAACTTTTTCTGGATGAAATACTGCATACCAAAGTAGATACGCAACAGAACTAATAGATTTGCCAGACTGGCGACAAGCAAGAACAATACTAAATCTATTATCACTAAAATGATTAAACATTTTTTCTTGATATTTGTATAATTCAAAAGGTACTAAGCCTTTATCAAGATGAATAATTTTACAATAATTGGCCGCAAAATATGATGGAGATTTTAAACACTTTTTATATTCTAGTATTTCATGCCGTGTAAAATTATGTAAGACTCCGTCTCTTTTAATATTTGCGTTGCCAAGATAGGTTTCACTCATCCGTCTTGTAATCGCTAATGTCAACTATATTGTCCTTTTCATCTTGTAAAAGCATACGCTGTAAATCACTTGTGGACCCAACAAATACATTATTAGTAGTTTGGTTAGCTAACTCCTGTGGCTTATCTTCTTTATGATAGTCTTTCTTTTTCTTATGAAGATCCATGAGATTACCATTTATGTCACCCATGTTCTTCATCATACCCGATAGCACTTCAAAGGCCCTTGGATGTTCAGTAGCTCTTGCTACCTCCATCATATCTTCAAGAGCCTCTGAACCTTTAGCTAAGAGATCGTGGTAAATTTGTCTTGAATATTCAAAATCATTTTCTGCTGTGTTATCATCATCTTTTTTCATCTTACGCACTATCTGTAAACGGATCTGTAGTATCTATATATTCCGTGAAACCGAAGTCTGAATCAGCGCTGGCGTCACGTGGGTTAGGCACGGTTGTGATTCTTTCTATTTGCGTATCAGAGTCTTGCAATCCTGTTTCCATATCATAAATGTCTGTAATAGACTTTGTAATAACGCCAGTGGACCTGATTGGTCCATACAAATTAATTTTCATATCAAAATCTAATGTGTAAATAATTGTTCTACGGGCTTCCATAGGACTTTCATAATCATCACTAAAATTTACACCAACAACAGTAATAGGAATATCTTCTTTAATTTGTGGATAGTCATTAAATGGTTTCATAGTCAATGTATATTGAGGATTAAAATATGGTAAAATTTGCTCAACAATCTGTAATGCATCGTCTTGTGATTTAGCATATATGCTTAATTGAAAATTAATACTATAAGGAACAAAGCTATAAAACCTATTTCTTATAGAATTAGAAGACCCTGCCTGAGAAAAGTTATTTGTCTTTTGAAGCTGTCTAGACTGGTCATATGTAAAACTAACAATTTCGAATGACATACGAGGCAGTTTAATTGCTATTTTAGTATCAGTATCTAAATCAGGATTTTCTCTGATTCTTTCTAAATACTTTTGTTTAGGTGCATATGATAAGGGTACTTTAACTTGGCTAATAACTTCATTTGAGCTATTAGTCCTAAGCACATAAATGTTGTTAAACATTGTACCAAAAGCTGCAACCGCTTTTCTTATTTTCTTATGATAGAAGTAATTTCCAAACATATCTATGTCTCGTTAGGGTCACCAAATGGATTAGTCTCAGAAAAGTCTAAGAACCCATCGGCTGTTGTTTCAAAGTCATCATTTTGCTCATTTTCAGCAATTTTGTTATCTTCATTCACGCTTAATACTAACGAATTAGAATATCTGGGCAATATGGAGTTACCCAAGTTTCTAGTAGACAACACTTTACTTCCAGTTATAAACTCGTGATAGTTACCATCATCGGCGCCAATATGAATGAGTTTCATTATGTTATCTGAATCAGAAAACGCTGCAACCTCACCTTGCATCACAACACCTGAGGAGAATGTTTGCGTAATAATTTCTCCAACTGTGTACCCGTAAGAAGCAGAATCTAATGTGAGTAAATAGGTGTATGCATAATCTTTTTCAATATCATCAATTGCCTCAATACCTGTGTCAAGGTTTTCATCATTATATTCAAACAATTCACAACGCAACTTATATGTTGGCAAATTGCTTAATTGATAAAAGGGCTGCTCATGCTCTACATGCATGATTTGAAATAAAGAATTTGATAATGGCAAATATATTAAGTCGCCTTCAACAGGTCTAATTGAAGTTATTTCGTTATCATATCTGGAAACGGTTTGTGACCATCTTTTTCTAGCTAATACGAATGTGGCTTGATCGCGTATCTCTACGCCAAACTTAGTAAAAAGATCACCATCTCCATCAAAACCCTCTACGTTTTCAATATACATTTCTACTTTATAAGCAGAGTTAAAACGTGAAGGAACATCATCACCAAATATTCTATCTTCATTTACAATATCTCTTGGGATGTAATATACGTCTTGACCGTACATTTTTAAAGATTCAATTATGATATCTTCGTAGAGACTTTGCTCTGAGCGTACTTTATCTGAAAAATAATGATTTGTAGCCATTACATTATCCTACAAAGAAATCGATTGGCAGCTCGTGATCTGTACGAATCTTTTCTCTTAATCTTTCAATGTCTTGTGTAGCGTCATCAAAGATTTGTCTGCCATTTAACATAACACCACCAGGCAATTGCATACCCTCAAATTTAATAAGGTTAGCACCCCATTGTTGTTTGATAAGTGCTGTCGTATATTCTTTTAACCACATATCATTCCAGATTTTTGTGTGCGTTGAAGGATCTACTATACTGTACGCCTCAACTACAATATAGTCATTTACCAGAAGATCACCATCATTAAAATCACCATGAATATAAAGTCTATTTTGATTTCTTACAAAGTCAACCTGAGGTGTCCCTGTCAACTTCATATCTAGTAAAGCAAGATACTGCTGCATCTGTTCGTAATAAGCAAGATCTCCGATATATGAATGAAGATCTGCAATATCATTTAGATGCATTTGATACTTAATGTCAAAGAAATTTTTATTAATAGATCCACTCGTTAGAGCAAACATTTTAGTTACACTGATTACATCGGATGAAATAGGAACGTATTCATTCGTAATGTCATCCGATGTAATTTGATGCTTTAGGAATGTTCTAAATGTGGCTTCGGAATGAAACTCCTGATAGTATTGTAATGCCTCGTCAACTCGGTCCTCTAACTGATCTACATCTACATTGATTTCAATTACAGGTTCACCAAGTCTACGTTTACAATAATCTATTAACGTATCTCTTGAGGTTGGATTGGCCATTTCATTTTCCTTACAAACATGTTATCTCTATTTATAAGGAAAAAATCGCTAAGATTCATCTAGTTTTGCTTTTGCCCATTTAGCCATTTGTTTAGTTTTCATACTATTAAACGATTGAAATGTTCCAGAATCCCAAGCATCTGGTACATTCAATTCTACTCTAACGTAATTTCCATTTGTATCAATGCCTTCAACAGCTTCTAAAATTGTATCTATTTCACCTTGATTAATAACTTTTATATCAATAACTCTAGGTGAAAATCCAAATCTAGTTAATCTGTTTTCTTCTGAGCTATCATTAAAAAATACACCAATCTGAGGCCCATGAAATGGAATGCCATTAGAGTCTCTTATATAATCCCAAGCCATTTTTTACCCTATTAACTATAAAATTTTATAGCAGCATATCCAGGTTTACCTGAACTACCAAATTTTCTATTACTATTCGCTGTTGATGAATACTGACCAGCAGAACCACCGTAAGCGTAATTTGAGCTAATACTTACTAATGATCCACTAGTAGTTCCAGGACTAGTTCCACTGCCGTTATAAGCTGCTGTACTTTGTCCTTTATAGACTCCTACTGAACCACCACCTGCACCTCTAGATCCCGCATAACTTTGATTTGATACGTAAACAAAGTGTCCTGGCAGAGATGCCCATGCACCGCCACCTCCAGAAGCAGGCATTGCTTGATAGCCACTCTCATTATGATCTGGATATAATCCCATCATAGGATGACATATCCTCCACCATTGATATGCATCTGAGGTCATGTCGTCAGTATCATCAGCAGAAGTTGCTGTCCAATTGCTTTCGGTTCCGTTATAACTCCCACTCCAGTTATTTTGACTGGCTTGCAAAGCTCCTGTCCCGTGTGAGTACTGGTTTCCTCTAGTATTACTAGCACTTACTCCTGACCGGCCGGCAGTGCCATCAACTCCTGCACCACCGCCGTGATGTCCTACACCCCAACCCCAGTTCGAAGCGCCGCCACCTCCGCCACCTCCAGCGCAGAATATTATTCTATCTCCGTTTGTTGGATTATTATGACTGCCACCTGATACATTATTTATGGTCTGTGAAATTATGTTAAGAGCACCTCGCTTATTACCAGACATAGTACCATTTGTATCATTCGCGCCCCAATCTACTACTCCTGGTTGAGTTTCATAAGCGGTTCCATATGCCTGGCTGTATGTTAAATAATCGGGATCATGTACAAAAGCTGCAGTTCCGCCACCACCACAACCACTGGTCAACCAAGGTCCTGCAGCACCTGGAATACCAGTGGCAATCGTAATAACATCACCACCGTTAATATGACTACCTACATATAAATAACTTCTGCAGTATCCACCACCGCCACCATTCGAAGATGCATTATACCAACCATATCCGCCACCACCACCGGCTCCCCATCCTTCAACAATACAATAACTGGCGTTCATCGGAACTATGAATTGTTTTGCAGCAATCACACCAGCTTTTTCCTCTGAGTTAAAATTGCCACCCATGCTATAAACCGAGTCTGTTGTCTTAGTGAAGTTTTGATATCCAAAAAAGAT